TTGGTAGACAAGGGTGAAATCAAAGTCGACAAAGACGGCAACATCACAGACAAGAATGGTAAGAAAGTCGAAGTAAAAGACGGCAAAGTAGAAGTAAAAACTGGCGACGGTAAGACAGTTACAGTTAAGGTTGACGATGTAAAAACTACAGTATCTAACAAAAACAACAGCAACAAGGGTAACACCGAAAAGAAAGAAAATACATCATCAAAGAAAGACAACACTTCAAAGACAAATACATCTGATAACGACAAGAAGCCAGCATCTAAGCCAAGCAACTCTTCAAGTAATAATCAGAAGCCAGCGAAGCCAAGTGAGTCATCAAAGGCTGAAACGACAGCTAAGAAATATAAGTACTATAAGCATCACGATGCTGTGACAGTACATCACGATGCTGTGACAAAACATCACGATAGAGAATGGATTGTAACAGGTACTCACGAGGAACCAGTATATGAGTGGGTAGGATATGATGTATGTAATAACTGCGGTATGAAGTTAACAGATGCTAACCAGAGAAAAACACATCTTACTTGGGAATTAAAAACAAATGGTGCAGGTGCATATCACCACGAGAAAGAATATGTACAGACAGGCACAAAGACAGTAGAAGACGGTCATTGGAAAGAAGCATACACAGAAGTTATTACTCCAGCCTGGACCGAAACAATCACTCCAGCTTACGACGAGGAAGTATCTGAAAATGATCACTGGGATAAGAAAGTTCCTATCAACTAAGTGAGAGGGTATTAATTTGATAGCAAGTATAAATCCTTAAAGAAAATTATTGGGAAGAGAGGGTTCATAAGAACCCTCTTTTTCTATGCTAAAAAATAATATTATACTAAAGAAAGTATTCAATTTAATTATAATATATGGTAAAATATAATAAAATAAAAGGAAAGGTTGTAGAGTATATGGATATTGGAGTACTACTATTTATCTGTTCAGTAGTAGTAGGTTTACTGGTTGTGATTTATATGTGGTACACTTTTTAATAGAAAAGTAATCATATTTAAAATAGAAAAGAGGTATTAAGATGACAATATGTAGTTTTGTAGGTGATGAGGATTTAAAGAATATTTTTCACCTATCAGCCGAGGAGGCGATAAAGCACCCTGACTATAATAAATACATAAGGGTATTATCAAAAGCAATCAAGGACGAAGAAATTTCTTTATCGACAGTAGAATCTCACCTGATAGGTATAGCAATGACTTCAACCCTAAGAAGAAAAATTATACAGGACTTAAAGGAGGTATTTTAATGAAAATCAGAGATATTAAAAAGGCAAGACTTGAACATAGAAGTGTTTATTGTATTGATAAAGACACTTCTGATGTATTAAGATGTAGTGTAGGTTTATTTGGTTCTTTTGACTCTCAATTCGATGTAGAGCTTACACCTGAATATAACGAGTCAACCAAAGAATGTACTCATAAAAGGTGGTTTTGCATAGCACCAGAAAATGTTTATGCTACAGCTGAAGAGGCTTTTAAATCAGTAGGGTAAAATGAGAAATACTTGTAGGGGATGAAGTATAATGTTAATTGAGAACAAAAATATAGAGGATAGTTATGGTATGGGAATGCTCTGTAATCAACAAAATAAAAAAAGAGGTTAAGCATTAGAAAAAATTGCTTAACCTCTTTGTTGTTTTAATAATAAAAAATCTTTTGTGTTACGATGTAATAAATTTTAAAAATATATTATCTTGTTTCCTTGAAAATCAGCAGGCAAACTAAAATGACAGTAAGTTTGACAGTAAGTTTGACTGCATTTTATTTTGTTTTAACTTAATTCAAAATTACTCAACTGAATTTTTAAAATCTCAAAAACCCAGTGTTTAAGCCACTTTTAAGGCATTTTAAGTAATTTTGGCAAAAAATAAAAGGCGGTTAAAAAACCACCTTTTTTGGTCGAGGTGACAGGACTTGAACCTGCGGCATCTTGGTCCCAAACCACTTAATAAATGTGTGAAAAACTTAGTGTTTATCGGACTTTTCAAGTTCAGTTGCCTAACATTTGCCTTGCATTTATTTTTTTAGCTTATTTTACGATTGAGAAAATCATCAAGTTTTTTCGCAGGTGCTTCAGTATCATCTTGCATTAAATGCGTGTAAATGTTCAAGGTGGTTTCGGGTTTGGTATGCCCTAACTGGTGTTGAATGTAGAGAATATCATAGCCCGAATAGAAAAGATTTGTTGCGTGGGTGTGTCTAAGACAATGAGCTGTAAACGGTTCTATAACCTGCGGAATACCGTCGGGGCAGTATTTACTGCGTGGAGCAATGCCGACAATTTTGCCTTGCTGTGAATTGAATGCTTCGAGGTTTAGGCAATTGATGTAACTCTCCCACAATCTCCGCCACGCTGAATTTGTCATAAGTTTGCCTTTGGTGGTTGTGACTACATAATCAAATGGGGAGTGGGGTGCAAGGCTTTTCAGATAGTCTGACAGAACGGTCGGAATATCAACCTTGCGGACACCTGCTTCTGTTTTCGCTCCTGCTTTTATGTAAGAATTGTTTCCGTCAAGAACCAAAGTCTGATGAACATTTATTTTGTTGCGTTTCAAGTCAATATCCGCCCATTGCAAGCCGAGGCATTCACCTCTTCGCAGTCCTGCAAGCAACATAATCATTGCCGGCAATCTTCCTCTGTGCGGAGTGTTGATTATTAGCTTTTGCTCTTCAGGTGACAAGGCTCTGCGTTCTTTTTTCTTTGCCGCATTCTTTGATATTTTGACATATTTCAGTGGGTTGAAGTCGATAGCTCGGTTTTCAATAGCATACTCAAACACTCGGCTTGCGGTTGCGATGAACTCCTTCAGCGATTTTTTCGCTGTGGGTTTGCCTGTTGTTGGGTTCTTAGCGGCTAAGTCGAACACGATTTCCTGAAAGTCGGCAATTGTCAGCTTGTTGATTTTGTAAGGTTCAAGCTCTGTAAAATGTTTGAGATACCGTTCAAGCGTTTTGTATTGCTGTGGTGTTTGCAGTGACCTCTGAACCGTTAGCCAGCGTTTTTTCCAACATCCGTATGTATCATCAGATGAGATATCTATGCCTTTGCCGAGTTTTTGTTTTAATTCGGCGGCAAGCGTTTCAACCTCTTTTCGTGATGTGCCACATACGGATTTGTACTTTCGTTTACCGTTTTCATCTCGTCCGATATAGATGTTCTTCTGATAGCGCCCGTCTTTGCGTTTTTTCATTTTATACACTCCTTTTGCTTAAAAAAGGGTGCAAAAATCCCCTGATATTCAAAACTTGAAAAATTCAGGGGAGTGTGATACAATATTATTGCTTTTAGTAGTATCACTGCACCCTGTGTGGTGGTTTCCGCTCCGACTTGCGCCAACAGGTCAGGGCGGTTTTTTTTATTTATTTTTCTCTTCCATTATTGTATCTATTTTATCTATGTCGAGACTGTAGCAACGGATATTGCCTAAAGTTTTCTTGATTATTAAACCGTAATCGGACAGGGTGTTTAACCTGTTTGTAACTGTACTTCTGCTTAATTTCATAATATCCATTAGTTCCTTTGTGCTTATTCCGCTTTCGGAAAACAAACTTGCCTGAATAAGCAAAAAATACAGATTACTATATTTTTCGTCGGCGCCTTTAGGCAGAAAGATAATGCACTTTCCGTAATGTGTCAGTTGCTCTAATCTTTTCTCCAAAGCGTACACCAACTTGTGCAACGAATCATCAATAATATCGGTAAACATAATTATAAAAGGAGTTAAATCTCCCTTGTTTTTCGGGTCATTACACACCTTGAATGCCTTGTAGTAATCGTTTATGTTCTCTTTAATAGAATAAGACATTCTGTACCCGATAATTGATTCAAATTCTTTTGACAACAAGTAACTGCTGATGAAACGGGATGTTCTTCCGTTGCCGTCATAGAAAGGATGAATGTAACCAAAGAGGTAATGAAAAATTGATATTCTGAAAACACACTCAATGCTTTTGTCATTAAGTATTGCCAACGCTTTATTCATACACTCTATAATTTTTCCTTCGGGATTAACTCCTCTGTGAAGTTCTTTTTGCGTTGCACTGAGGACGCTTGTTGAATCTTTTCTGAAGATTTTACCGTCAGGCAAATCAGACGGGTTATCTTCTTCGATTTCAAAATATACTAAATCATTGTACAGGTTGCGGATATCTTCGCAGGTGTCAAAGGACATAGTTTCATTTTTTTGCAACATAAGATATTTTTGCACAAGCCCCATAAAACGCTTCCCATGGCTCTTTGTTTCCAGTTCTGACAAGACACTGTTAATTTCTCTTCTTGAGCTGTAAACACCTTCAATATCATTTGTCTTTACAATTTCATCAACCAAACATCTGATAGCGAAATGGTCAATTGCTTTTTCGGGTAATGAATCCCTTAAAGCTTTGATTTGCTTATCGGTTTTATAAATGTCACGAATTTTCGTAATAAATTCGGGTATCATCACAAAAAAAGCAGGGTTATCGTGTATCAGAAAATCTAAGTGTACTGCGTATTCGCTTTTATACCTTTCGTTGTAAATTTTTTCATAATTTTCTTTGTCAGAATAAAACAGCTTATCTAAAGATTTATACCCCAAATGTATCACCTCTCCAATAAGTATTATATGCCGTAATTTAACAATTATACGCATATATCAGAAAAGCAATTCGTAAAAATAGGCTGTTTTTACGAATTGAATATAATTATACACCGACAAATTCACAAAATCAATATATTTTTACAAATTTAACTGTTACAGTAAAACAGCTTTTCGCTTTATCATTCCAATTTGTGCAATCGATTGCACATTTTCAGAATTTGTTTTGTCCATTCGAGTGGACATTTTCGCTGACTTATTTTGTTTACTCGAGTAAACATTTTCGCTTTATCACCCCAAAATGGGAAATTGATTTCCTATTTTAGGGCGGTCTTTTTCATTTATCCTATTTAATCGGCAGACCATGGCTGTCGGTGTATGAAGTTTGTTGATTACATTAGATTATTCAAATCAATGTTGAACCCCATAGCTTTTAACTCTCTTGCAATTGTAAATTCACTTGCGCCGTCAGAATAAACAACACCGCTTAAATCACCGGGTAATTCGATAGAACTATCTGACTGAATTAAAATGGTCTTATTTCTTCCGAGAAGTCCCATAAAATAACCTGCCTCAAAAACAACATTTTGTCTTCCTCTTGCTCTGGGTTCTTCTTCTGAAACTGCTTTGCCGACATCATCGGGAGTAAAAAGAATAATAGCCGCACTTGCTTCACTACCGAAATCTTCAATTTTTTCAATAATTGTTCTGCATGAATTAGGCTGATCGTGTAAGATAATAGGCTCTATGCCGAGTTTTCTTAAAAGTTCAGCTGTTTTATATTTTAGTTCTCCGTCGTGACCGTGAACGATAAACACTTTATTGTTGTTTATCTTACTATCATTTTTTGGTGTGTTTTCATCATCTTCATCAAGGTCGCTGAGCAATTCCTCAAACATAGGAATTGTTGCTTTTTGCTGAACAGCATGACTTAATAAAATATTTATGTAAACATTGAAATTACCGTCTGAATCCACAACAGTAACACCTTTTACAGTCATTGGCAGTTCGATTCCTCTAATATAAATATCGCCCAATAATCATTCATCCTTTTGCAATGCCTCAATGATACGAACAGCTTTTTCAACATCTTCTTTTGTAGCACCTTTTGCAAGGCTGAACAGCATACGCATTTCACTTCTGTTTTTGAGTTCTTCAAGGTATTCCTGAAGCTCTATATCATCAGTAAGTTTTGATGTTGCGTGTTCTTCCGTTAGATCCGATTTAAGTATTCCAAAATAATCTGCAAGCATTTGCATTTTATCTACTCGTGGATACTTCTTTGCATTTGCCCAGTCTGAAACTGTTGAGGCTGTGATTTTTAAGTCTGAAACAATATCAGCCTGAGTTTTATTATTTATGGCAAGATAATAATTGAAATTTTTAGCGAATATCTTTTTGTTCATTTCACTGTTATCTGTCATATTGAACACCTACCTTTTATTTATCTAAATCATACACTAAAAGCGTAAAAAAATCAAGATATTTTTAAAAATATTTCGTTTTTAGCTTGACATTACGCTTTTAGCGTGATATTATTAGAGCTGTAAGGAGGTGACGAAATGCTCAACACTAAAGTTAATTATCCTAAAATCACACTTGCGGCGGCAAGAGTAAATGCAGGATATTCGCAGAAAGAAGCCGCTTCAAGACTTAAAATCAATGAAAGAACTCTTCAAAACTACGAAAGTGGTGCTAATGTTCCTGACTGGGATATGGTTCATAAAATCGGTGAACTTTACGATTTCCCGATTGACTTTATTTTTTTTGGCTCCGAATTACGCTTAAAGCGTGATAAAGCTAATAACTAAACCAACACCCACACAATCAATAATACCACAATCGCAGTCCCATTAAACGGACTTTGCTGAACAGCAGAAAACAGCGTAGGAATGGAGTGATATAGTGGAAATAACAGTAAAAGGTACATCAAAAGAAATTGCTGACCTTGTATTGCAAGTACAAAGTCAGCAAACAAAAGTAACATCAGTTAATATTTCCAATAGTAACGCCGATGATTTGGTCATAGAATACAACCATAAAAGGCATATGAGTAATTGTATTGGACGATGTTGACCTTATTTTTACATCTTTTAAGATTATGTAACCATCATTACCAACAATTACAGGTTCAGAACCTGTAGAAGAAATATTTTTAAAGTATTCTTCTTTAGTATTATCGCAAATCTTATAGAAAACACTGTACAAAGATTTTTCATCGTCTATTTCCTGCTCAGACGGCACTTTACCTGAAATGATTCCGGCAGAAGTTGTTAATATCAAGTTGTTTTCTTCTAAACCTTCAACTTCCGGGATACAAGACATAGCTATTATTAAACTTTTCTTAAGTGATGAATGATTCATATTAATTTCACCTCGCTTTCTGTATATAGTTAGTGAATTGGGGTTCACCACTAAATATAGTATAACACAAAAGGACTGTGAAATCAATGCACATCAATGAATTTGCTGAAATATTGCTTAAAAGCAGGAAACAGAAAGGCTTTTCACAAAGTGAGCTTGCTAAGAAATCAGGCTTTACCAAAAGAGCTATTCAGTATTGGGAGAAAGGAAAGAAGAGTATTTCTCTTGAAAATGCCGACAGGCTCTTAACGGCTTTAGGTGTAGAAATCAAGATAGGTAAAACAGAAAGCAGGTGATAACAATGCAGATAACAGGCACACCCGATGAAATCGCAGAATTTATGAATCTGCTGAAAAGCGATTACAGAGGTGACTGCACAATTGAAACTGATATTAACGGCAACACAATCTATCATTATCATTTCCCAAAATCAGATGATGAGTAATATTTATTTTTAGGAGGATTTTATATGTTAAACGATAAAGGTCAGATAGTAATTTTTGCAGACAAATCAACCGCAGGTTTTAATGTGGTTTCAGCCTGCGTATCAGATGAAACCGTTAAGGTTCTTACCGAGATTTGCAACAGAACCGGCAAGAAAATGTCAAGCGTTGTTCGTACTTTGATTGAGGACAGCCTGACCTTGGTTAAGATTGTAGGTGACTGATGTGGACAAGCTCATTATTCTCAAACAAGATCATCATGTTACGATTACTCTCAATGATGATACGATGAACAAGTTATTGACACTGCATCAGGGCACAGGGCGTACTGTGCCGTACATCATAGCTGAGTGCATTAATTTTGCACTCCCAAGAATTGAAATAAAGTAGGGAGGTGTACATATGGACACAGTTCAGATGAACAAAAAAATCAAAGAAATTATGGATAGCAGCGATGTCTATCTGCTCTCGGAAGATGCTGCAAAGGCTATTGGAGTTGCTCCGCAAAACTTGCGTGAACAGGCAAAGGACGAACCCGAAAAATTGGGCTTCAATGTAATTGTAGTCGGCACATCTATCCGTATTCCGAGAATACCGTTTCTCAATTATATTCTCGGTTCAAACCCAATGAAAGGAACGACACAAAATGGCATTTAAAGATTTCAGAACACGCAGGTCATTGCGTTTAGAACTCGAAAATCGAATCGAAACAATTGACCGACGCAACAAGACTATTGAAGAACTTACAGCTAAATGTAACGCTCTGAACAGTAACAACGAACTTTGGAAAAAGAAAGCAAACACCTGTGAAAGGGTTATAAACGAACTTACCCTTGAAAACGCAGAGCTTATCCGCAAGCTCAAAGCCCTTGAAACGCCTGAATCCGAATCCTTCGGTTTTGAATGTGTGGGGGTCAGTAAATGAAAAAGGGGACAACAGTCGAAAGCGGATATGATGTTAAGGGACGCTGGCATTTGAAACTCAGAAAAGCCAAAGGCAAGTTTACGCTTGACGAAATAATTGAAGCGGCAAAAGAATGGGAAGAAGATTACTACGCTGTGATTATTAAAGCAATGAGCGATGAGACAGCACAATATTACGATGACGACCTTGAGGGGGATTACGTGACGCTATATCGTGCTACAGATTTTATCAGCAAAGAGGTGTAACCAATGAAAAGATTAACTTTAAATCAAGACAGCGAAATCAAGGTTAAGGATATCTACGGTAAAATGCACGACTGTGACGATGTACCGAATGAGTTCTACGGCTGTATTCGCAAACTTTACGACTATGAAAATACAGGGTTCAATCCCGAAGAGATTGAAATAATTGTAGAAGCTCTTGAAGATATGCGTGACAAACTGTATAAAGCGGGCAAACCAAATGCATACAGTGTGAGCGACTGCTGTAAAACCCTTAACACTATTCTTGAAGTAATGGAAAAAAGAAAAATCCGCTGACGGTATAGCAGTACCGAACAGCGGAGCATAGAAAAATAACTTAATTAAATGATAGACAATTTTTTGCGAATTGTCAAGGAGGAGTTTATTGTGTCAGGAATAACAGTAAGCGGACAGCATAAGCAGGCAATTAAACTGCATCATAAGATAAAATTGTCAAGGAGGACTTTAATATGTCAGTAAAAATATCAGCTTTTGAAATCGAAAATGTAAAAAGAGTAAAGGCGGTTGCTTATGAACCGACCGAAAACGGACTTACCGTGTTGGGCGGTAAAAACGGACAGGGCAAGACATCTGTTCTTGACGCAATTGCGTGGGCTCTCGGCGGTAATCGTTTCGCTCCGTCTGCTCCGTACCGTGAGGGTTCAACGATTCCGCCACATCTTAAAATCAAGCTCTCAAACGGTATTGTTGTGGAGCGTAGCGGTAAGAACAGCAGTCTTAAAGTAATTGACACCGCAGGCAACAAAGGCGGACAGGCTTTGCTTGACGCATTTGTCAGTAACTTTGCTCTTGACCTGCCGAAATTTATGAATGCAACCGGCAAGGAAAAGGCTGACACGCTCCTGCAGATTATCGGTGTAGGCAACAGAGTTTACGAGCTTGAAACGCAGGAAACACAGGTGTATAACGAGCGCCGTGCTATCGGTCAGATTGCAGACCAAAAGAAAAAGTTCGCCGCCGAAATGCCCGAGTATGAGGGTGTGCCGAATGAACCTGTGTCAGCCTCGGAACTTATCAACAAACAGCAGGAAATCCTTGCACGCAACGGCGAAAACAACCGTCTGAGAGCAGAAAAAGATAACCTTGAAATCTGTGCCAACAATTTACAGAGCGAAATCAACAGGCTTAACGAGGATTTGAGAAAATACAACTCCGAACTTACAAAAGTGCTTGCACAGCTTGAACAGAGCAGAAAGACCGTTGCCGAACTGCACGATGAAAGCACGGCAGAGCTTGAAAGAAACATTACCGAAATTGACGAAATTAACCGCAAAGTCAGAGCAAACCTTGATAAGGCGAAAGCTGATGAGGACGCAAAGGAATATTACCGCAAGTATGCCGATATGACGGCACAGCTTGAAGAAATCCGCAAAACTAAATATGACTTACTCAATAACGCGAACTTGCCCCTTGACGGTTTATCTGTTGAAAAAGGCGAGCTTACATATAACGGCTTTAAGTGGGACAACATGAGCGGTTCGGAACAGCTTCGTGTTGCTACGGCAATTGTTCGCAAGCTCAATCCTGAATGCGGATTTGTCCTGCTTGACAAGCTCGAACAAATGGATACCGACACACTCAAAGATTTTGCAAAATGGCTTGAATCAGAGGGATTGCAGGCTATTGCAACAAGAGTTTCAAACGGCGATGAATGCTCAATAATCATTGAGGACGGTTATATTAAGTCCGAAACAACCGTACCTGTTACAACACCGACTTGGACAGAAGGAGAGTTTTAATTATGGCTACAAGAACTACAGCTAAAACAACAGCAAAAGCAAATACAAATGAATGTGTAATCAAATGCAATCCGCACAGAGAGCTTGCTTGCGGTTATACCAAGGTCAAGATTATGCCTGAAAACTATTCAAGAATTGTTTTGATTGCAGGTATGACAGGCAAGTCAATACAGGATTTGACAAACGAACTGCTCAACTACGCAATCGACTATGTTGTCATTGATGTTGACGGCAATAAAATCAATTTTTCAGATGTACAGGGGGTGAGATAATGAACATCACAAGAGGTAAAATCAAGTCGGCTCAAAAGGTTGTAATTTACGGCCCCGAGGGTATCGGCAAGTCAACTTTTGCTTCGCAGTTTCCGAATCCTCTGTTTATCGACACTGAGGGTAGTACAAAAAACCTTGATGTTGCAAGAATGGATAAACCGACATCGTGGACGATGCTCAAGAGTCAGCTTGAATATATCAAAAGCAATCCGACTGTATGCAAGACGGTTGTTATTGATACAATCGACTGGGCAGAACAGCTTTGCATTGATGATATTTGCTCAAAGTACGGCAAAAAAGGTATTGAAGATTTCGGTTACGGAAACGGATATGTTTACGAAAAAGAGGAGTTCGGCAGATTTTTGAACAGCCTTGAAGATTTGATTGACAGAGGTATCAATGTTGTGCTTACCGCACACGCACAGCTCCGCAAGTTTTCACAGCCTGATGAAATCGGTGAATATGACCGCTGG